GAGGATCAGGTTTTCTACTATTTGATAGCTGGGGTTCTCTTGCAATTTTGGATGCATGTAAAATATAGAAAAGATAAAACAGACGAACATGAAAAATAGTCTAGACTACTTGATGGTCCATTGCACTTATACACCAGCAATGAGAGCTGTGACAAAGGAGGACCTAAAAAAATGGCACATAGAAGAGAGAGGCTGGTCCCGTGTCGGGTATAGCGACATGATCCATCTGGACGGCTCTTTAGAAAATCTAATACCGTATAACCAAGATGATATTATAGATACTAAAGAAGTGTCCAACGGCGCATCTGGGTACAATCGCATAGCAAGGCACGTTGTATATGTAGGAGGAAAAGGAGGAGACACGAGAACAGATATGCAGTTCACAGCTTTAGCGATCTACTGCAGATTCACAGTTCTAAGTCACCCCAAAATAAAAATAATTGGCCACAACCAAGTTTCCAACAAAAGTTGTCCTTCATTTGATGTTCCTCAGTTTTGCAAAGATATAGGCCTCTCTAGCATAAACATAGGTTTATAGAAAGGTAATAAAAATTTTTATCAGAGTATTTCTACAATTAATATTTTTATTGTTATATTTTTATTGTTATATTTACATCGTTATGAATTTCAAGTTAGCAAAAGAAATATACGGTATCACTCCATGGTTGATGGACGCGCACAGTCTACCTGTGATGACATCATTGCTAAAGGATATAAGATCAGGTGTACAACTTGAGAACAAAACTTCCAAGTTGAATTCTTTTCAATATACCCCTATAAATCGTTCTAACGGAACAGTTGAAGTTACGGGGAACCAAAGAGGGGAAAAAATAGACAGCATCGCCGTGATAAAACTAGATGGCCCTATAACGAAATCCGGGGGTGAATCATCATCAGGCATGAAAGAACTATCTTCTATGATGCTCTCAATGAGCAGAGAAGAATCAGTAAAAGCTTTCATAATCCTAGCAGATAGCGGAGGCGGATCTAGTGCAGCGGTAGGCATGATGGTTGATGCTATAAACGAGATAAAGAAGGAAAAAAGAGTAATAGGAGTAGTTGAAAAAGGAGGGATGGCGGCATCAGCTTGTTACGGAATACTTTCAGCTTGCAATGAGATATATGCCGAAGATCCAATGAGCGTAGTCGGTTCAGTGGGGACTATGATTCAATTTGAAGGATTCGCAGCAAATGCCAAGACTCCAGAAGGTTTAAAGAACATCAGAGTATACGCAAGCAAGTCCACTAGGAAAAATGAGGCCTTCGAACAGGCATTAAACGAGGACAAATATACGTTGTTGGTAGATGGTCTATTAGACCCTATAAACGAGGATTTTATAAAGACTATATTGTCCAACAGACCAGTTTTAAGCGCTACTACTTTCGACGACGGTAGAACGCATTTAGCTGGTAAAGTTGTAGGAACTTTCATAGATGGTATAAAATCCTTCGATGAGGTAGTTAATAAGATCGCCATAGATTTAAAAAACAATAATCAAATAAACACAAACAATAAAAGAACGATGACAAAAGCAGAAATCAAAACTGCCAACCCTGAAGCTTACGCAGAGATTCTTGCTGAGGGAATGGCAATGGAAAAAGACAGAGCAGGAGCATGGTTGGCACACATGGCAACAGACTCAGCTGCAGTAGTTGAAGGAATAGCATCAGGTGGAAATATCAGCTCTTCACAAAGAGAGGAATTTTTTGTGAAGCAGAATTCTATAACAAATGCTGCTAAAATGATAACCAACTCAGCACCAGATGTGTTGACAGGAGAATCTAAAACGAATGTTTCAGGAGAAGCTCTAGAATCATTGGGTGATAAAGTAGAAGCAGCTTTCGATTTTAAGCTTAATTAATAAAGGTAACATAAAAAATGGGACAGGTTAAAAGAATATTAAGAGGAGGCACTAGAAATCAATCTACTGCAGACTATCAAAGAGAAAACTTATTCATCTATGACAATAGATATTACGAAGCGACTCTAATCAATAAAGAGGTTGCTGACCTTACTTTAGAAGAAGGTATCTTAGTCAAAAGAGACTTAACAGATCCTACTAGAGTAGAAGCGATCGTAAGCGACACTGAGGCAGAATTGCAGAAAGTCGTTGGTGTGGTTTCTTTCAGAGGAGAACAAGTAATAGCACAGAACGGAACAGTTAATGTCACTTTCTGCTACAAAGGAGATCTAGACGTTAATTTGCTAGTTTATCCAGGCGCTGCAACTATCAACACTGTTGTAGGAGATAAAATTTTAAAGGATGTATTAACCGATCTTGGATTCAGCGTACACAACGTTACTGAGAACACAAATTTTGACAATTAAACATGATACCAGCAAATCAACATAGTGTAACGATCACTAAAAAAGTAGTAGCGAGGTTCAACGAAGACATTCCAGTGAGAATGGGAGTGAATGGGTTTTTTCCTAGAGATACAACCCCAACTCTTATGGTTGACGTTGAAGTTCAAAGAGATAGTGAGGACATCGCCGTAGACGTTCAAAGATTTACAGAAGGGAACAAGAACAAGTTCTCTAGATCAACAGAACACACTTATCTTCCTCCTTATTACAACGAAGAATATCTTTTTGCACGAGACGAGATATACATGAACACAGTAGCTTTAGGAGTTACAGGGTCTAGAGGCTCTAATCAGGCGATAGCTCAGAATGCTTTGAAAAACATGAGAAGTCTTCGTAAGAAGATCGAGAGAGCGATTCTTAAGCAGCAAGTTGATGCTCTTCAAGTTGGGGTTATAACCGTAAAGAACGGAGATTCTATAGACTTCAGAAGAAAAGCAACTTCTATGGTGGATCTAGGAGCGCTACAGTATTGGGGTGTGACAGGAGTAAAACCTATGGACCATTTAAGAGCTGGAATGTCTTTCTTAAGAGATGAAGGAAATTCTACAGGAGGGACAGTGAATGTTATTATGAGAGGAGAAGCTTACGAAGCTTTCGTTAGCAATGCATCTGTTCAGGAAACAGCAAACTTAAGAAGAATCAACAGAATAGATCTTAATATGCCTCAGTTTAATGAAGCTTCAGGAATGGCTTACCATGGTCAAATTGATGGCGGTGATTTTGTACTGAATTTGTGGACATACAACGAGAAGTACAGAGACGAAGCAGGAAATAATGTATACTACTTAGATGCCAACAAGGTGATCATGTTGCCTAGTGATTTTAAGGGTAAAACTATTTTTGGGGGTCTGCCTACTATGGTAAGCGGCAATGTAGGGGGTGTCAAAACCGACATGCCTTCAGTGGTTGAGACAGAATACCTTATCAGATCATTTTCTGAGCCTAGAACCATCTCAAGTGGCTTAGAATTGTCTTCTGCTCCTTTGGTTGTCCCTTACACTATAGATAAAATCTACACTTTGCAGGTGTTAGCTTAGTCTGAATTCTAATCTGATAAATTAAAAAAAAAGTAGAAAATGGCTATTGAAAAAAAATACAAGATCACTACTTTCGTGCATCTTATGAAGAATAACAAGCAAGCTAAATCAGGTGATATTGTATCAGCGTCAGAATTCGTAGACTTAGCAAGGTCTCTAAAAGGGAATTTCTGCAAAGAAGTAGAATCTGAAAAGAAAAAGTCTGAAGAGAAAGAATCTCCAAAGAAAAAATAAAAGGCTATGCCCGGTAAATACCTACTTAGAGCTCGAAAAGATTCGAAGAAGTACATCACTAAATCAGGTTTTGAGGAGAACATACGGTTAGAAACTCCAGACGGGACAACCTCACTGGAGACTACTGGATGGGCAACTAAGCATTGGATCAATTTCGATACCGTTGGAAATGCTGCTAATTCTAAGAATGCTCATATTTGTCTAGATGAAGAAAGTTTGAGCCTAGCTGGTTACCCTGTAAGAAATGCGAATCAGGAGGTGTATATGTTGAAGCATAGGGTTTTCGTGAAAGATAGTAGTGGAGTAGAAAAAAATTATGTGGTCATAGAACATTTTCCTAGCGAGAGTTTCGGTTTAATAGTTTGCATTTTAGGAGATTATGTCGGTAATTAGCAGCAATATTCCTGTTCAAGGGTTTGAAATCGTTCGAGATGCTATAGGAGCGATATTGAAAATAGAACTCGAAAATCAGAAAGCTTTAAAAGGGATAACTCTTCCTATAGATGTTTTCATAGGACGATCTACTCCTTTCCATCATTCTGAAGTACTGATGCTAAATGTACACTGCGAGAATTCTAACTACTCTCATTTCCACGAGAATGGAGTTCATGGCCTTACTAATTACTACATTGATATTTCAACATCCGCTAAAGAGGATGCGCAGAATGACGGGGGGTATAATTCTACTCTGCTAAGAGATCAGTTCCTAGGAATGTGCAGGTACATACTGCAGGATCACCATTACAAGACATTAGGTCTTTCAGGTGAAATGGTCAATGGTACTTATGTCAACGGTTTCGAAAACTTTGAAACATCTAATTCTCAGGACTCTTCTTTCGTGAAAGTTTCTAGAATTTCTTTCTCGGTAAGGATCTACGAAGATCAATCTCTCTGGGAGGGAGTAAACATAAGCAGTACTTTCACAGACGTTAAATTAGACGACACGAACCTTGGGTATAAATACGAATTTAACATTTAAAAAAAAAAACATAAAATGACAGCTATTTCAACAGCTATAGGATCTGAGAGACGGTCAAGAACAGCGGGGTATAAGATTAAAAAGGGATTTTTCGACAATGTGACTTCGAATCTACCTCAATTAGTGGCTGTTTTTGGAGAAGCTAATACGGCTAATCAGGCAGGGCTTAGCATTTCTAAGAAGGAAATAACTTCTGCTAAAGAAGCAGCGGAGTTGTATGGTTACGGGTCTCCTCTGCATCAGATGTTCAGAATACTTAGACCCATATCAGGTGACGGGATTGGGGGGATACCAACCATTGCTTTCCCGCAAGTTTCGGATGTGTCTGCTTCAGCAACAGTTATAGAATGGACGATCGCAGGGTCAGCTACTTCAAACGCCACCCATACTTTGGCTGTCGCAGGCAGGGAAAGTCTAGACTTCAAAACATATGAATACACGGTTAGTACTGGTGACACAGAGGCGGTTGTTGCTTCTAAGATGGCTGATGCTATAAATGGTGTTCTGTCTAGTCCAGTTTCTGCTACTTCTGCTCTAGGAGTACTAACGATCACAAGTAAATGGGAGGGCGAAACCTCCTCTAAGCTAAAGATCAGAGTAGACAATCTTGGTAACCCAGCTGGGTTAACATATGCGCAGACAGGATTAGTAGCAGGTGCAGGAACTGTAGATATTTCTACAGCTCTAAGCCAGTTCGGGGGTGATTGGTATACAATAGTGCTGAATTCCTACGGAGAGAATTCTACGATACTTACATTGCTAGAGCAAATAAACGGTAAGCCTGATGAAAGTAATCCAACAGGCAGATACGCAGGCAGAATATTTAAGCCTTTTGTGGCTCTTTTCGGTACTTCTGAAGATGACAAAGATAACTTAGCCTTAATCACCGATGATGCAGCTAGAGTATCTCAGGTGACCAACGTTCTTTGCCCAGCGCCGAAATCAGAATGCCTTTTCTCAGAAATTGCAGCAGATGCAGTTTTGAAAGTGGCAAGAATCGCACAAGATACACCTGAGCTTTCTTATTCAGGTAAAAGTTATGCTGACACCCCTGTTCCAAATGATGGACTGATAGGAGACATGTCTGACTATAACAATAGAGACTTTTTGATAAAAAAAGGATGCTCTAATGTTATTCTTGAAAATAGCGCTTACCAAATACAAGAACTAGTAACTACCTACCATCCTGCAGGCGAAGAGCCATTGCAATACAACTATGTTCGTAACCTTATTCTAGACTGGAACGTAACAGATGGCTATAGAGTTCTAGAGGAGTTATTCGTCAAAGATGCAGTGTTGCTAGAAAATGGTCAAGTGACTACAGCTTCTAAAAGCATAAAACCTAAGCAGTGGGCAGCGATACTCTATGACTACTTTGATGCTTTAGCTACTAGAGGATTTATACGGGACGCTGAATTTTCTAAAAGCAGTCTACAAGTTCAAATAGATCCTAGCAACCCAAACAGATTCAATACTTTCTTCAGATACAGAAGAACGGGGATAGCTAGAATTCAGTCTACTGACGTTGAAGCAGGATTCTAGAAAAACAAAAAGAAAAGAACAAGATAAAATAGAACACAATGAGCAAATATATCGGAGGAGATCTAGTAGAAATAACATGCAACCATCCTAGTCTAGGTAGTTTTGAGTTTGCTCCTAAGTCCAATGAAAGTTACACTATGGATCCTGGAGGAAGACGGTCTAACGACGATGCGAACTCCGTAACAGGTAGCGGCGAAATGATAGACCAAGTGAATAACGTAAGGTGGTCTTTCGAAGGCCCTTTAATGGTTAGGTTTAATTCTAACGAGGAACTTTTAAATCTTCCCGCATTAGCTGAAAGCCCAGAATTAGGGACTTGGACATTTACGCATCTTTCAGGAGCGATATGGAGAGGACAAGGGAAAGTAGTTGGGGACATTCAAATCGATACGAACACTGCTCAAGTAACGATCAAAGTTGCAGGAGGAAGAAAATTAGAAAAGCTACAATAGGAATGCATTTAGAAAAAACTAAAATCGAAA